AACTCCCGCGGATCATCGACCGGCTGGCGGGCGACGAGCCAGCCCAGCCCGACGAGGTGGTCGAGACGGCGACCGAGGAGCTCCGGACGGATGCCGACACCATCGAGGACGACCTGGAGCACCTCAAGCAGAAGAACGTCATCTACGAACCCGACGGCGAGGGCAACGGCTATCGTCGGGTCTGACCCCCTCCCCCCATCCCCCGGGTACAGGGCCTGAAACGCCAGCCTACGCAAGCGTTTATGTACGATGACGGCCTACCATTTCGTAACCAGTCCCGGACTCACTACCGGACTGCCCCCGGCGGGCACTGGCACTGCCCGCTGACCCCCAGCTATGTCTGTCACACCAATGTCCCAGGAGCAGCAGGTAGCGTGTGGCCACTGTGAGGCGACCTTTCCACAGTCGACAGCCATCGCCGACGCCTACTGCTCGCGCCGCTGTTACTACCGCGACAAGGGGCAGGGTATCCTCGACGATCTCGAGCACGACCACACGATCTGTTCGACCTGCTTCGCGACGCTGAAGGAGACGTCCCACCCTGGCGACGATCGCCTCGAGCGGGCCGGCGTTTCCCCGCTGGTCCGGGAGGCCTTCGTGGGCTTTGAACACCACACGGAACATGCCCGAAACGCGGCGGACGCTCCGCCGGCTGCCGAACGCGACGCGCTGGGCGTCCTCCGGGAGACAGCGACCCACGCCCCGACGGCCTGCCAGTGCGGCGCGATCGAGCGCGACAGAGACGAGACGGTCGAACGCGTCGAGGGTGCCAGTGTGTTGCTCAACCTCTGGGGGCAACTCGCGCGACTGTTCTCCCAGGGCGCCATCGACACCGCGCCGAGCAAAGACCGATTGTTCGACGGCCTTCGTGAGGCGGGCGAGCGCGACTGGGCCTTCGCGATCGGCTACAGCCTCCATGGAGGCGACACATGAGCGTCCAGGCAAATTGCCCGTTCGACGTTCCCCGACGAGTCCGGTGTACGATCTTCGGCACGACCGTCGTCGCCAAGGTCGTCAGTGACGAGCTCGAGGCGGACGCGAAGGGCCCACGGGATGTCCTCACGGTGGAGCACGAGGGATCGCGCTACCGCATCGACGCGAGCGAGGCGGACGCCTGTTGAGGTCACGGCCGAAACCCGACGCGACGGGGCCGATCCTGAAACACCGTCGCGACCTGGCTTCTGTCCATTCCCACCCACTTGCACACGTTTTCATGCCAACCCCGCCCACCGAGGCGGTCCTCGGCACACCGCTCCAGGTACGCCGGACTGACGACGAGACCGTCGTCGGGATCCGCGACCGCCACGGCCGGTGGGTGGTCCTCAAACGATTTTAGACATGCACAAATGGCAACACGAGAATCCACGCTCCGAGACGAAATCTGCGAGTACAACAACCACCTCGACGAGTCGCTGAGGAGTCGGTACGGAATGAGCTTCAGGACGTTCAAAGTCGTCAAGGCACTCACGCAGCTGGCCGGCGTCGGCGCTGCGATGTACGCGATGACGCTCGGCTCCCCACCGCTGGCCGCCCTCGCCATGGCGACGATCATGGTCTCCGGGCCGGAGGTCCTCGAGATCCTCATCGAGGGGCAACAGTAGATCCATGCTCAAAGAGTACCTCCGCGGCATCTACGAGCGCATCCTCGCGGACAGCGAGTCCAAGAGTGGCCCCGACGGCTACCTGTCGTACAGAGCAGAGTGGCACTCGGCGGCCTGGGGCTTCGCCGCCGCGTTCTTCGCGTTCGCTGCGGGCCAGCCCTGGCTGCTCACCGCGGCCGTCGGCTGGGTCCTCACCGCGAAGAACGCGCGAGATGCACCGGGTTACATCCCGTACCCCAGGCAGTTCCTGAAGGAGTCAGCCTACCTCTTCGGCCACGGCATCGTCGGCGCTGTCCTGGGGACTGCCGCCCACGTCTATCTGCTCTGATCCATGACGAACCGCACACTCACCACCGCCATTGCCGGCATCGTCGTGCTGTCCGTCCAGGCGGTCTGGCTGGCCATGGAGATCACGGGCAAAGAGCCGGACTCCATCATCATGCTCGGCGGGGTCGCCATCTCCATCGGCGCCGCGTACCACCTCTGGGACAACGCCATGGACGCCGGCGTCGACGCCGTCGGCGAGCTGCAAGGAGAAGAAAGCGGCGAGGAGTGACACGATGGGCTACGGCTACACGTGCAACCACTGCCGCGACGTCTACCCCGACGAGGCGCCGCCATTCATGGGCGAGTTCAGCGAGCGCTTCCTGAAGACGTCGGACAGTCCGCTCGTCGAGGCCTTCGACGTCGGCGAGACGGTCACCCTGTGCCGGACCTGTTCGGAGGATCTCTTCCTGTGACTGGCTGCACGTGCTGCGGTGAGCCGACGGACGACCCCGAGGAGCACCATCACAACCACCGGAGAGGTGACAACGACCCGGACAACCTCCGGACGGTCGACCGCCGGTGTCATATGGAGCACCACGAGAACGACCGCGCCGTCGACGACCTGACCGAGCAGCGGTTCGGGCCACGGCGGCCGCGGACCGGCCCGCCCTGACCGCCATACAGCCACACTGCTGACGGGACCCCCATGCACCATGACCACTGACGAACCCCTTCCCGACCGCTGCGGCGCCGAGTGCCGCGACGGCGGGTACTGCGAGAACTATCCTGTCCAGGGGGCCGAGCGCTGTCGGATGCACGGCGGGACGCAGCCGACGGGGGCGGACTCGCCCAACTTCGAACACGGCGCCTACTCCGATCACATGCAGTCGGACCTGACGGAGTCGGAGCGCGAGGCCTACGAGGAACTCGTCGACGCCCTCGAGGATCCCGACCAGGCGCTCGACGCAATCCGGGAGCTGGCGGCGGAGGCACTGCTGAAGTACAAGCGTAGCGCCGACCAGCGCTTCCTTCGTGAGTTCCGGCAACTGGCGGACACGTTCAACCTGGCCCCCAACGAGGACGTCCACGAGCTGACCGGCGACGGCGGCGGCGCGCTGGACGTCTCGATCAGCCGGGAGGTGGTCGACAGTGGCAGCGACTGAACGCGTCGAGATCGACGACCAGGTCCACGGCGGCCAGGCGGAGTTCCTCGACTCCGATGCCCGGTTTCGAATCCTCGCCTGCGGTCGGCGATGGGGCAAGACCGAGGCCTGTGCGATCGAGGCGCGTGACCAGTTGCTCGAGGCCGGCGGGGAGTTCCTGGCGTGGTGGGTCTCGCCCACGTACCAGCAGTCCGAAATCGGATTCCGGAAGTTCCGCAAGCGCTTCCCGGAGGCGCTGGTCGCGGACGTTCACCGGACGAAGCGCCGGCTCACCACCGTCGCGGGCAACACGATCGCGTTCAAGAGCGCGGACCAGCCGGACAACCTCAGAGGCGAGGGCGTCGACTTCCTCATCATCGACGAGGCGGCCGAGGTGGGCCAGTACGCCTGGGAGAACGCCCTCCGGCCTACGCTGACCGACTCCGCCGACTCCCGCATGGTCGCCATCTCCACGCCTCAGGGGCGCAACTGGTTTCACCGACTGTACGAACGGGGGCAGGCCGACGACTGGCCGCAGTACCAGAGCTGGAACTTCCCAACGCTGCAGAACCCGTTCATCTCTCACGAGGACGTCGAGGAGGCCCGCCAGACGACGCCGGACCGCGTGTTCCGCCAGGAGTACGAGGCGGAGTTCGTCGACGACTCTGGGGGCGTGTTCTTCGACGTCGAGGACCGCGTCGAGGACTACGACCTCGAGGACGTCGACGGCGAGCCACCCTACTCGGTGGGTGTCGACTTCGCCCGTCACGAGGACTGGACAGTCGCGATCGCCCTCGACGCAACCGGGCGGGTCGTCGCCTTCGAGCGCGTGCAGTCCGTCTCGTGGCCGCAGATCCAGTCGCTCGTGGAGAGCCTCGCCAGCGCGTACGAGGGGGTCGTGAACGTCGACGCCAGCCGGGACAACAAGATCGTCTCGGACCTGGCCGACGAGGGCGTCCCCGTCAATCCCGTTACGTTCTCGCCGAAGCGCAAGCGCGAACTCGTCGAGAACCTGGTGACCCGCCTCGAGAACGGCGAGATCACCCTGCCCGACGTCCCGCAACTCGTCCACGAACTCCAGATCTTCGAGTACGACGTCACGCCGGCGGGCAACGTCCGGTACAACGCGCCGGAGGGGTTCCACGACGACTGCGTCGACGCGCTGGCACTGGCGGCGTCGGCGCTCGATCGCGTGGTGGGAGCTGCTCGCCGGCAGAAGGATCGTGACCAGGCCGCCGACTCATCTGGGGTGAGCTACCTGTAACATGACCGACGACACCACCGACGAGACGGCCGAGGTATCGCTCTCGATCTCGACGCTCGACAACGGCGCTGCGATGGACAAGGCGACCGAGACCACGCAGCTGGACGAGCGGCGGATCGCGACGGACGTCGGCCGGGGCATCGTCCCACCGTACAACCCCGAGACGTTGGCCGCCTTCCAGGAACTCAACGAGACCCACCAGGCCTGCGTTCGGATGAAGGCCCGCTACGAGGTGGGCTACGGCTTCGACATCGTCCCCCATCCCCAGGCGGACGAGCCCGACCCGGACGGCGAGGCCCACAGTACCGTCGAGGACTTCTGGCGAAGCTCCGAGTCGCGCTGGCAGATCGGGCCCGAGGGGACCGCGGCATCCACGCCCGAGGAGGTCCTCGAGCTCGCCCGCCAGGACTACCACGGCGTCGGCTGGGCCTCCCTCGAGATCCTCACCGAGGGTGACGGCACGCCGGTCGGCCTGGCGCACGTCCCCTCGGTGACCACCCGCGTTCGCAAGACTACGACGGAGACCGAGGACGGCGAGGAGGTCGAGACGGCGGGGCACGGCTACGTCCAGATCCGCCAGGGCCGGCGCCGGTACTTCGGCGAGGCCGGCGACCGCTACGGTGACGAGCCCACGTTCGTCGGCAAGGACACTGGCGAGGTCGTCCACGGCGAGGACGGCGCTCGCATCCTTCGGGAGCGCTACGACGACGAGCCCGCGAACGAGCTCATCTTCATGCCCAACCCCAGCCCGCTCAGCCTCTACTACGGCATCCCGGACTGGGTCGCAGCGATGCAGACGATGGCGGCCGACCAGGCGGCCAAGGAGTGGAACCACGACGTCTTCGACAACCTCGGAATCCCCTACTACGCGATCAAGGTCACCGGCGGCACGCTGACCGAGTCCTCGAAGGACGAACTCCGGGAGCTGATGGACAACCTGAAGGGGAGCCGCTACCGGACGGCCCTCCTCGAGGTCGACGAGTTCGAGTTCGAGAGCGAGAACCCGCTCCAGGAGGGCGACGCCAACGACGTCGAGATCGAGCTCGAACCCATCGGATCCAGGGAGGACCTGGACATGGAGTTTGAGAAGTTCCGCCAGCGCAACGAGCACGAGATCGCGAAGGTCCACGAGGTCCCGCCGATCCTCATCAACGTCACCGACACGAGCAACCGAAGCAACTCCGAGGCACAGGTCCAGGAGTTCAGCGAGGGCGTCATCTCGCCGGAGCAGGCGAAGTTCGAGAGTCGCCTCTACCACATCCTCCACCAGACGGCGCTGGACGTCGACGACTGGGCCATCGAGTTTGAGCTCCGAGGCGCGAGCCGGCCGATGGAGGAAGCCCGCGTCGCCCGCACCAAGATCCAGGCCGTCCGGGGATCGATCCCGGTCAACCGTGGCCTGGAGATGGTCGGCGAGGACCCCCTCCCGGAGGACCACGAGATCGACGGCGACACGCTCATCTCCGAGATCGGCAGCGAGCCGCCGGGCGGGGCCGAGGCCGACCGCCCAAAGGACGCCCCGCCGGAGTCGAACAAGGTGGGCGAGCGACAGTCGCTCCCGTTCGAGGCGGACCTCGACGACCCGCTCTCCCCCGAGGAGCAGCGCGTCGACGCGATGCAGTTCGACAGCTCGAACCTCAGGGCTGGCCTGTACGACAAGCAAACCGAGGACCTCTACATCAAGTTCATCGGCGATCCGATCGACCGGCTCTACGTCTACCTGGGCGTCCCCGAAGACGTCTGGCAGAGCCTGAAGGACGCCGAGAGTCACGGGTCCTACCACTACCACAACATCCGGATGGACTACCCCTACGAGGAGCTGACCGACACGACCGGATGGCCGCAGATCGGCGCCGCTGCGCCGACGGACGCGGACTAATCGACTGGCCGATGACCGCGGGAGCGCCCCGACTCCCCGCGCGAGGCACGACCGGGCACGATTCTGACATGAGCAAGCACAGCGACAAGGAGCGCGGCGAGAAGCGCGGCGTCCTCTCGACCGGTCGTGCCAACGACGACGAGGACGCCGACGACGCCGCAGACGAGGAGGGCTGACAGATGCCAGTACAGCGAGACGAACAGCGCTTCGAGAAGCGCGTCGACTACCTCGCCAAGGACGACGACGCCCAGGCGGCGACGGGCGTCGTCATGGTCCCGAACACGGTGGACCACCACGGCGACTGGGAGCGCCCCGAGACGATCGAGGCGTTCGCGGCACAGTTCGGCGCCTTCATGGACGTCGACGAGGCCGACGGCGGCGTCATGCACGCCGTCTGGCCCTCGGACTGGATGTCCCTCGAGCGCAACGAGGTGCTCGAGGAATCCGAAGAGATCGGCGGCCAGACCGTCGACGAAGGCTCGTGGGTCCAGACGTGGGCCTACCACGACGACGAACTCTGGGGCCTGGTCGAGGACGACGTCCTCGGCGGTCACTCCATCGGCGCCGTAAACGTCGACTGGGAGTTCAACGGCGACGAGCCCGAAAACTTGCCGGACGACGTCACCATCCCCGAGAGCGTCGACGTCGACGAGTACTGGGAGCTGACCGACGGCATCGTCCAGGAGGTCAGCGCGGTCGACTTCCCGGCGGTGCCGGACGCCCAGATCCTCTCGACGTCGAAGGCGAAGGTGGCGACCACAGAGAAGCGCCTGGCCGACCACCTCGGCAACCGCGAGGGGTTCATCGAGGAGGCGCTCGAGCGCGGCCACAGCGAAGAGGACGCCCAGCGGATGTGGGACGTCCTCGACCGGGCAGTCAACGTCGACGGCGCCGGTGAGCCGGGTGCGAAGAGCCGGCTCACGCGAGCCGCGACGGTTGTCCTCAGCGCGCTGACCGGGTCCGATGACGACGACGGGTCAGAGGCCCTGGACCGCGGTGCGGGCGCATCGAGCAGCAAGGACGCTCCCGAGGGCGACACCTCGGACGCTGGCAGCCAGGATGCTGCCGACGACATGACCAACGACACCGATTCTGACGAGCCCCCGGAGTGGGCTCAGGAGCTGCAGGCACAGGTCGAAGAACAGAGCGAGCGGATCGACGCTGCCCTCGAGGGCGAGGGTGGCGAGGCGGACGCCTGGGCGGACGCCCCCGAGTGGGCGAAGGCGCTGAAGGAGGACGTCGACAAGCAGGCCGAGCGCATCGACGCGATCTCCAAGCAGACCGGCGCGACGGAGTCCCAGCAGCTGGGCGGCGCGGAGAAGAACAGCGGTGAGGACGACGGCGTCGACCGTCGGGCCGCGTTCTTCACGCCGGAGAGCAAGATGCACGAACTCGCCGCGCAGTCCGGAGGTGGCCGATGAGCTCCGCTGACAGCGGCCACCTGGCCGGCACCCGCAACGGCGGCATGACTGGCGTCCGCCGTGCGAACGAGGACGCCCTCAAGGACGTCGCCCCCGGCGACCTCTCCGGCGGCATCATGCCGCGGGATCTCTTCGACGAGTGGTATCAGCGGATCCAGGACACGTCCCAGCTGATGGACATGGTCCGGACGGAGATCCTCCCGCGGCCGAAGATGGAACTCGCCCGCATCGGCGTCGGCGAGCGGATGCGACGCGGCGCCGGCACCGAGGAGGGAACCTCCGACGGCAGCGCCGAGGTCAACACCGACGGCATCGAGATGGACGCCGAGAAGGGCGTCCTCAACTGGGACCTCCCGCGGGAGACCGTCGAGGACACCATCGGCCAGGTCGACGAGATCGTCCTGGACAAGATGGCCAACCAGTGGGCCGTCGACACGCAGGACCTCGGCATCAACGGCGACACCGCCGACACCTCCGGCGGCGACAGCCAGGCGTTCCTCACGCAGAACGACGGCTGGCTGAAGATCCTCAACGACCGCGGCGACACCAACACCTACGACCACCAGAGCGGTGCCATCGACACGAGCCTTTTCCACGAGGCCCGCGCCGCGCTGCCGAACCGGTTCAAGCGGTCCGCGGCGGTCAACGAGCCGGTCTACATGATGAACCTCTCCCAGATCGAGGAGTGGGAGTACGACCTCACGCAGCGGGAGGACCCCCTGGGTGCGGCCGTCATCTTCAGCGACGACGACCTCACGCCGTTCAACTACGACATCTACGGCTTCGCCGGCTGGCCCGAGGGCACGGCGCTGTTCACCTACCCCGAGAACCTCATCTACGGCGTCTGGCGCGACACCGAGATCGAGGTGCTCGACGCGACAGACAAGACCGCCGAGAACGACCTGTGGGCCCGCTACTTCATGCGGACCCGCGACGACTTCCAGGTCGAGGACGAGGAAGGCGCCGTCCTCATCAACAACATCGCGACCTCGTGAGGTGACCGGACGTGACTACAATCCGGTACACCGCTGACGGCGGGCACTACCGCGTCGGCGGGTACGGCTTCGATCCTGGCGACGAGAAGGATGTCGACGACGACCTGGCCGAGTACCTCGCGGACCGGGACGACTTCGAGGTCACCGGCGACCCTGAGGCCGCGACCGACGAGACCGAGGGGTCCGACGACAACGCCGAGGGTCCCTACCGGGACCGCGACGCGGTCAATGACGGTGACTGCGGCTTCGTCGATCCCGAGACGGACGGCGATCCGTGTGGTCGAGATGCCGGGTGGGGCCGCGACGCGGACGACGGCCCCTGCAAAGACCACGTCGACGAACTGGAGGGCTGACCCGTGCCCAGCACGGAGGAGACTATCGACGTCGAGGCCGCGGGCAACGCGGCCAGTCTCCGCCTCCTCGGGGCCACCGTCGTCGACGTCCACGTCCGCGGTGAGGCTGCGGCGGACTACCAGGTGGACGTCCGGACCAACGGCGGCACCTGGATCCAGGGTGTCCGTTCGGACTACACGGGCAGTGCGGACTACGACGACGTCCTCGAGACGGGCGCCGACGAACTTCGGATCCGCTGCTCGAGTGGGACCGCCTCGGCCGGGGACACGGCGACGATCACGCTGATGGCGAACTGACCGGAGCACTCTGATGGCTCAAGGCTACTGCACACTCGAGGACCTCAGGCGAGCGCTGCGTGAGTCCGAACTCCCGGGGGACCTCTCCCAGGACAAGGAGATCGCCGTCGACGCGATCACTGCCCAGACGGAGTGGCTGGAGAAGACCCTAAAGCGCCACTGGTACGAGCCAGACGGCATCAGCGAAGCGACAGCAATCGACATCCCGACGTCGACGAAGTCGCGCGACGACGAGGAGGACATCCCCACCGGCGGGACGTACGTCTCAGGCGACGACGTGGGGCCAAAGCAAACCCAGGGCTCGTACACGCACCTCGAGCTGGACCGGCGTGATGCCGACACCATCGAGGCGCTTCACGTCCGCACTGAGGACGGCACCTTCGAGGATTGGGCCGGCAGCAGCGACTACACCGAGGGCTCGTGGCCACCCTCCGGGGAGGACTACTACCTCCGCGTGAATAACGGCGGCTGGTCGCGGCTCTACCTCGACACGGACAACTTCTGGGACGAGGAGACCGAGAAGTGGACGCTGGAGTCCTTCGCGAGTGCCGTGTACGTGGAGTTTGCCTACGGCCACGAAGGCATCCCGCAGACCGTCCGCCGGGCAGTGGCCTTCCGGGCGGCGTCGGACTTCGTCGAGAAGGCGGCCGTCCAGATCCCCGAGAACGCCCGGGTCTCGAGCGTCGAAGCCCTGGCTGACAAGTTCGAGCGGAAGGCCGAGGAGCTCCTCGAGGTGTACCTGTAGATGGCGACGCTGGACAGTAGCTTCGAGAGCGACCTGAAAGCAGCCGCCCTCGACGCGGTGGAACACGAACTCACGGGTCGGCAAGCCAACCTCGTCTACCAGTTCGTCGAGCTCGTCCACACGAACCTCAGGAGTTACGCGAGAACGCACGGCTACGACGTCGAGTCGACGATCGAGTCGCTGGGACAGCCCGAGGTCGACCGCTCCGCTGGGCGCCTCACCATCACGATCGGCTGGGAATCCGAGCAGATGGCGAGATGGGAGTTCGGGACGAGCGATCACGTCATTCAGCCGGTGAACGCTGACGTCCTCTCGTTCGTCTGGGAGAACCCGCCCCAGTGGGTCAGAGAAGAATTCGACCAGGCCAGGAGTTCAGGCGGCCAGTTCCGCTCGGGCTACCGCGTGTTCCTCCCAGAGACGGAGGTCTCTGGCCTGCCCGAGTCCAGGGCCATCCGCGACGCGCTCAACGGCCTCCGGAGAGTGATGAGTGCATGACCGCCACCGAGGCCCAGTACGTCCTCGACGAGCTGGGCAGCGTCGTCGACGACCAGCCAGCGGACCACCCGCTACGAAGAGTCGATCGCGACAACAGCCTGGTCTACGAGTCCGGTGGGTCCTTCGACATGACCCAGGCCATGGAGGACCTCGAGAACGACCTCAAGCAGGCCAACTACGTCGGGGCTCGGTTCGCCGATCGGGATAGCTCCTATATCGGCACGAAGCCCCGGCTGGATACCGAGAGCGTGGTCGGCGTGCGCATCATCGGCTACTCCGGTTCGTACGGCCACGTCGACCCGCTCGGGAACGACGGCGTCCCGTTCCAGGGCACGGACGACGCCCTGGTCGAGCAGTGCATGGCCGCCATCCGCGACGGGCTGCAGTTCCCCGACGCCGGCCGGACGGACGTCGCGTTCACCCACCTGACGATCACAAACGAGTCCTACCCGATGGCCGCGTGGCAGGAATTTTATCGCGCTGACTTCGACGTCGTGTTCGACGGTTTTTCCGAAACTTGACACGATAGCGTTTTCCGTACGCCCCTGACGCGCCGGTACCACGGCCGGCGTCGAGGCGCACCACGTGGACTTTCAGGAGTTCATCATGATGAGCAACGTGCATAGACGGAGGAGTACAGCATGACTGGGGCCGGAAGTGGCGAATTCGGGTTCGCACTCGAAGATAGCTACGGCAATCTCCCGGCCGATCCGGAGTGGATCCAGCCGTTCATCGATCCCGAGGTCGGTAGCGCCAGCCTGGACCGCTCGCTCAACAGAGCCCGGAAGCCAGGCGATCCCCGGCCGGCGGGCTCGCGGCCAGGAAATCGGGAGGGTGCCCTGACCGTCACGGGCACGATCGCGAATACCGACTATCACGACCTGGTCTTCGCCGACGGCGGGACGACACTCGCGAGCGAGGCCATGCTCGCACCCACGGCGACGTGGTATCTGGGATCCCAGACCCTGCCGGACATGGAGGAGCGCTTCGCCACCGGAGCGGCCGTCGAGTCGGTCACGTGGAACTGGCAGCAGGGCGAGGACGTCACCGTCGAGCTGAACATCATCTACGGTGATGAAGCCGACCTCGCGACGCCGTCGACGATCAGCCAGCCCGCCGTCGGGGACGTCTCCGGGTCCTACGCCACGACGTTCGAGATCGACGCCGCGTCGGTCGAGATGCTGCAGTCGCTCACCCTCGAGATCGCCGGGATGGCCCGGTTCCGCAGGGGCCAGCAGCAGACGCCAGTGGACGCCGTCGTGGGCGCCTACGAGCCGTCGATGACGGTGGAGGCGGTCCTGCAGGACGGCACGAAGAAGAGCCTCGTCTACGGGAGTAGCAGCGCGAGCACGCCCCAGGACGAGATCGACACCTCGCCGGCGACGCTGACGTTCAACAACGCCGCCGGGGAAATCGCGACGTACAACATCCAGGACATCCAGCCGACCAGCTACGACTGGAGCAACCTGATTAGTTCTGACGACACGGTTGATCCCACGGAGTTCCACGTGCGGACGGTGGAGGTGGCCTGATGGCGCTCCGGACGAAGGAGATCGACCTCGAGGCAGAGCAAAATCGGCTTCGCGACGAGATGGAGGAGGTCGCCGAGAAGCTCGTCGAGTGGCAGGACGACCCCCAGAAGGCACAGGGATACATGGAGGCCGGTGAAGAACTCCGCAGCCAGATCAACGCCCTGGAGTGGGCGCGCGAGCAGTGGGACGTCGATAGTGTGACGCTGGCGGAGCTCTCGGAGGGCGAGCGAACTCGCGTCGATCACTTCGTCGACGACCACGAGGGCATCGCCGAGCGGGTACCCTTCGTCGCCGTCGGGACCCACGACGCGCCCTACCTCGAGCACGACCCCGAGAACGTCACCGAGGAGGACTTCAAGGAGACGGTCCAAACGCTCGTCGACGACGTCCGGATCCCCTTCATCACGTGGGCGGAGTCCAAGATCGGCAGTCTGTCGGGGCTCGACGAGGGAAATTCGAACGAATTTACCGAATTGGTACAGGCAAAGCAGGCCGAGGCGTCTCAGAGCGAGAGTGGCGAGACTACTGCCGAGCGGTCGCCCTCGGCCACGGACACGGCCCCGGAGTGATCGACCGGATGAGTCTACGCGATCTCGAACGCCTGGCAGCCTACGCCGAGGTCGAGGCCTACGGCCGACGCTGGCACCCCTTCCTGGAGGACACCTAAATGGCAGACTTCTCCACGGCTGTCGAACTGAGCATCATCCTTCCCGACTCGGAGATCCGGTCGGCACGGAGCAAACTCGAGGACGGCCTGTCGGACGTCCCGGTCGGAATCAACGGTAGCGGCGGCGCCGCGTCCCGGGCCGTCCGAAGTGATGGTGGCGCAGCGTCGGGGATGACCGGCCGGCGAGGCCGGCGCATGTATCGCATGGCCCGCGAGCGGACAGCACTCCTCGAGACGAGTACGCAGCTGCTGGAGCAGATCGAGGACAAGGTCGGCGGTGGTGGAGGTGGGCTTAGCGGCGGCCTCATCGGCGGGACGATCGGGCGCATCGGCATCGGGTCTGCGCTCGCCGGTGCCGCCGGCGGGATCAGTGCAAGCGCCCTCATCGGAAGCAAGGCGAAGATCGCCGCGGGCGCCCTCATCGCCGGCAAGGCAACGATCGACGCCGCCGACATGATCTCGAATCCGGCGAGTGTCGAAGCGGCTGACCTGGTCGAGCTGGGGGCGACGATCGGGGCCGGCGCCCTCATCGCCAGCGGTGCCACAGTGACCGCCGGGTTGCTGGTGGCCTCCGCGGCGACCATCTCTGCGGGCGTCCTCATCCAAAATCGTGCAGACGTCACCGCAGCAGCCCTCATCGGCGGGACGGCCACGATCGCCGCCGGTTCTCTAATCGGCTCCGCCGCCGTCGTCACGGCGGG